TCAGACACAAAAGCCTGCGCAGCTCATGCGCGATTTGTGCAAGATTGTCCCTGCCGGAGGGCATATACTTGACCCGTTCGCTGGTAGTGGGACTATGCTGGTTGCGGCGTGGGAGTTGGGTTATGATGCTACGGGTATTGAACTGTCCGTCGCTTACTATGAGATTGCGAAAAAGCGGCTAGAAACTGAGTGACAATGTATTGGGATATAACATTGTCTACGGTTTACCCCTACTACATCATACGGAGGCCAACATGCCGACGAAGCCGTTGCGACCGTGCAAGCGAATAGGCTGCCGCGAGCTGACGCGAAACGGATATTGTGACGAACACAAAACAGAGGGCGCGGCAAGCACCCGTCGCCGTGGGGCAAGTGGGGCGTACCGGCATCTGTATCAGTCGGGTTCCTATCGGCGCGGTCGGGTTATGTTCCTTGCGGAGCATCCATTCTGCGCAACGTGTGCAAGAGCGGAGCGAACTACAATCGCGACAGAGCTTGACCACATCATTCCACACAAGGGGGATGCAGATTTATTCTTTGACACAAGTAATTGGCAGGGGTTATGCAAGCGCTGTCATGACCGCAAGACGGCGAGCGGGGACGGCGGCTTTGGCAATCGACCCTCCCCCCACCTGAAAAAGTTTTAAAACATAACTGGGAACCGCGAGGGGATCCTGGCGTGTAAAAATATCCCACATTAAACCATGGGAGAAAAGGAGGTATGGAAGTATGCCCGCAAATGTTGTAAGAATCGAAAATGCAAGAAGGCACAACACGAATGCAGAGAAGAATGCTCGAAAGGCGGCTGAATCCAGCCTTGCACGCGAAACCGTAAAATTGTCTGCTCCTGCGTGGTTGAAGAAAAACAAGCCCGCGCATGCTTATTGGCAAAAAACGGTCAGGCGCATGAAAGGCATCAGCCTCTTGGATGATCTGGACAGCGAAACGCTGGCGATCTATTGTGAGCAGCTTGCGGCCCGAGATGCGATCAAGGCAGAGCAGGCCGAAAAGGTGCAGATACTTGCGAACATGCGAGAGAAGATGGACGGAACTGTCGCATCTGACGCGGAAATAAAATATATATCTGCGCTCATGGGCGGGATACCGAGGGACACGCAGGCGTTGCAGTCGCAAGAGCGGCTAATCCTCCAATACGCCCAAAAACTCGGATTGACCCCCGACGGGCGCGCGCGTCTTGCAAGGCGCAAAGCGGAGGAGCGCCCGACGATGGCGGCGGAGGATGATGTATTCGGGGACGGTGAGGTGTAGTGCATCCAGTTACACAGTACGCGCTTGACGTGTGTGAGGGGCGGCTTAGGGATATCGTTGGCGAAATTGAGATTGCCGCGTGCCGCCGCCACCTCAAAGATTTAAAACGGCAGGGAACTGAAGAGTTCCCTTTTGTATTTGATGAGACCCGCGCAAACAGGATATACACAATTGCCCAGATGTGCGACCGGGGCGACGGGCAGGCAATGCAGTTACTCCCCTTTCAAAAGTTTGACCTCGGCTGTCTTTTTGGATGGGTGCACCGGAAAACGGGTGTGCGGCGTTTTGTATACGCTTACGTACAAGTCGGGCGCGGGAACGCAAAGACAAAACTCATGGGCGCGGTGTGCTCATATGGGATGGTATCAGATGTGATCTATCCGCCGGGCAAGCCAGAACTTGCCCGATTTGCTATCGAACCCGAAGTGGTCTGCGCGGCAGTAGACCGCGAACAGGCGCGGCGGCTGTGGCGGGACGCTTACAGTATGATGAAAAGCAGCACGGCCATCGCCAAGCGCTTGAACATAATGAAAAACTCCGTGACGCACAAGCAATACGGCGGCGGCATGATTGCGGCGTCAAAGGATATCGGCAACAAGGACGGCGGCAGGCCATCGATCATTGTGGTGGATGAATTCCACGCTCACAAGACGGCAGATGTGAAAAATACGCTTTTTTCGGGCATGGGCAAGCGCGAACAATGCCTCGGTATTATCATCACGACCGCAGGCACGGACGCGGAAAATAAACCGTGCTACCAAGAATACAAATCGGCCTGTGCGGGGCTGCGGGAAGGCAACCTGCCAGAAACCTATTTTGCGATGATTCGGCAGATAGACGACGCGGACGACCCGCATGATAAAACCTGCTGGGTTAAGGCAAACCCCATGTTTCAGCACTTGGAGCAGGAGCAATACGCCCGCTCGCTCTACGCACAGGTAGAAATTGAGCACGAACTTGTTGTGTCAACCGGCGACCGGGGGCGAACCCGCGAATGGTTAATAAAGAGAATGAACCGCTGGCAGGCGGAAAGCGAAGACAAATACATGAGCGGGTGTATGGACAAGTGGAATGAGCTTGCTGTATCGCCGCAGGAGTTTGCCGAACTTATTGAGGGGCAGGATGCATATGTTGGGCTTGACCTTGCAAAAACAACCGACCTGACAGGCGCTGCTTTTGCAATCCCGCTGGCGGACGGAAGAATCGCCGTGACGGCCACAGGATTTATGCCCGACGAGCGCATGATTCAGCACGAACACAGCGACCGCGTGCCGTACAGGGATTGGGCGCGGGAGGGGTGGTGTGTTCTTACGGATGGGGCGGTGACAGATTACCATGCTATAGAGCCGTGGATGCTGGATAAGGCGTGGGGTTGGGGCTTGGTCATACAGGAAGTGTGTTATGACTCGTACAATGCGACACACCTTGCACAGGACTGGGAGCAAAAAGGCCGCACAATGGTGGAAATCCGGCAAGGGGTGCAAACGCTGTCTGAGCCGACCAAGAGGCTGCGCGAACTAATTTTGCAAGGTAAAATTGTGCACGACGGTTCGCCGCTGCTCACGTGGTGCTTGGGGAATGCGGTTGAGGTATCCGACAATAACGGGAATATAAAGCTATCTAAAAAGCACAAAGACGACAGCCAGCGAATTGACCCGCTGGCTGCTTTGATTAACGCGCTTGTGCGCGCATTTGTAGCAACTGATTTGGGCGCTTACATTATGTCTGACGATTGGGGGCTGTAACATGAAGAAAGTTAAAGAAGTTGCGGCCCGGTACGCAGACGATGCGCTTTTTTGCGCCGGTGTTGGGTTTGTTGCGAAAGCGGGGTTTGATGTGTACCCCCCGGCGGGGTGGGCGGTAATTGGCGCAGGGCTTATCATGTTGGCGCTCATGATTGGCAGGGGTGGGAAATGATTATTCGGAGCGCGTTCAAAAATAGCGCGGGAACCGGCGCGGTTATGAGCCTGGATGACTTTCTTCGCGCCGCAGCACTTGACAATGGCGGCGTGAATGAAGTAACGGCAATGCGCGTTGCGCCGGTGGCGGCGGCCCACAGGATACTTACGAATTCCATTGGCAATTTGCCGATTCATGTTTTTCAGAAAAGGGGCGGTATCGGAGAACCGGCTTCGCATACCCTTGACGCTGTCCTCGGCATGCGAAGCAATGAGCGAATGTCCCCATTTATCGTGAAGAAGCTGCTCGCGTCGTCCGCATTTTGGCATGGGGATGGGTTTGCCCTTATTGAACGCGACCGGGCGGGCCGGGTTTTTGCAATTACCCCGCTCCCGTGCGATAAGGCCACCCCTTACATTGATGAGAAAACGGGCTTGTGGTATGGATTTTCCGTAGATGGGCAGCTGCGAAAGTTTCACAATTCGCAGCTTATCCATGTCTTTTTTGAAACTTTCGACGGCATCACGGGGCGAGGAATGCTGGATATTGCCCGAGAGACAATCGGGCTTGAACAAACGGCAACACAGTATGCCGGGAAGTTTTATAAAAACGGCGCGCGGGTGAGCGGCATTATTGAAGTGCCAGGCAAGATCGACAAAGATGGAAAGCAGAAGGTCAGGGAAGCGTTTGAGGGCATGGCTAGCGGAATGGATAACGCATTTCGCGTCGCCGTGCTGGACGCTGGGCTGAAGTACACCCAATTGGGTATATCCCAAAGCGATGCGCAATTCATTGAAACCCGCGCGTTTACGGTGGCCGAGATATCCCGGTACACGGGCATTCCCCTGCACAAATTGCAAGAGGGGAAACAAAGCTATAACTCAAACGAGCAGCAGGGCATTGAATATGTGGCCACCACGCTTCAACCCATTGTTACCCAATGGGAACAGGAGTGGAGTTATAAATTATTTTCGGAATCCGAACTTGCGCAGGGTTATTATTTGCGGTTCAACATGGCCGCTGAAATGCGCGGGGACAACAAGAGCCGCGCGGAGTTCTACGAAAAGATGCTTAGAATGGCTATTTACAGCCCAGATGAATGCCGTGCGCTTGAAGAAAAGGGGCCGATACCCGGCGGGCTTGGTAGCCATTATTGGATGTCGAAAAACTACGACACGCTTGAAAACATGATGGAGGGCAATACGGATGAATAAAAAGTTTTGGGCATGGGGAAAGGGCGAAGATGAAACCGCCCTCCACATTGAGGGGGAAATTTCGGAGGAGCAATGGTGGGGCGATGAGACAACCCCCAAAGATTTTCGCGACCAACTTGCCCGGCGTGCCGGGAAAGATGTTACGGTGTATATCAATAGTTATGGCGGTGAGGTTTTTGCCGCCGCTGCTATTTATGACATGCTGAAAGAGCATGACGGCAACGTTACGGTTAAGATCACGGGGAAGGCTATGTCGGCGGCGTCTGTGATCGCCATGGCCGGGCATAAAGTGCTCATGTCGCCAGCTGCTACGCTTATGATTCACCGCCCGTGGATAATCGCCCTGGGGGATGAAGATGAGATGGGCAAGGCGCGCGATGTGCTTATTACTATCAAGGATACAATTGTTAATGCGTATCAACTCAAAACCGGATTGCCGCGTGATGAAATCATCAAAATGGTGGATGATGAAACCTATATGGATGCGCGGGCCGCCCTCGCAAAAGGGTTTATTGATGAAATTATGTTCGTGGATGAAGCAGCCGAACAGGGCTGCTTTAACTTTTCCCGGCAGGCGGTATATGCCTGCCTGCGTGTGCACGGCCTGCCGCAAGTAGAGGAACAGGATTTTGAAGCGGAAGCGTTGCGCATCGAACTTGAACTACTTGCAATCTAAAAACAGGGGGAATGAAGGAAATGAGAGAAATCACCGCACTCAAAGAGAAAAAGGCGGATTTGCTCAACCAGGCCCAGGGCGCGATTGACGCTAAGGACATGGAAAAGGCAAGAAACCTGCGTGACCAGGCAAAAGCGCTGGCGGATGAAATTGCGCTCCGCGAAGAATTGTATGCTGAAGGCGCGAGGAACGCAAGCCCGGCCAGCGCAGGCGCGTCGTCCGCGACGGATGGCGATATTCGCGCAAGCCGTGAGTATTCGCAGGCGTTTTTCAGTGCCTTGAAAAAGGGGCTCACTACCAACACGGCCAGGGGTATGCAGGAGTATGAAATTCTGTACAACGCCCTGAGCGAGACGGGCGGCGCAACGCCGGGTGAGGACGGCGGGTTTTTGCTTCCTGTCGACTTTGACGAGAAACTCCACGAACTGCGCCGCGCGCGTATTGACCTGTCTACCCTGATAACGGTTGAGAGCGTGAGTACCGTGACGGGGTGGCGTGTCATGGAGACGGCAAAGAGCATGGCTAAGCTCATGACGTTTAAGGAGATGGACGTAATCCCTGAGGGAGCGACGCCGCAGTTTAGGCGCATTGACTACGCTTGCAAGGAATACGGCAATATTTTGCCCATGTCCAATTTGTTGCTGGAAGATGCGCCGGTCAACATCATGGCCTATGTCGCGAAGTGGTTTGCGCGCATGTCCGTGAACACGGACAACGAGAAGATTATCGCCCTGCTGAATACGCTGACCGGGACGGCGTTTGATCTGACAAAGCATCTTGGCTCGCTGAAGACGGCGCTGAATAAGAAGCTCGATCCGGCGTTTTCGCGGAGTGCGATCATCCTCACCAATCAGGACGGTTTTGATGCTCTTGACCAATTGGAGGATGCGACCGGCAGGCCGCTGCTGAAGCCGGATGTAGTGGACGCGACGCTTTACCGGGCGCTTGGCCGCAAAGTGATTTGTGCCCCCAACGCTGACCTCCCCACCGTGGGTGGCAAGGCCCCCGTCTATGTCGGCTCGTTCAAGGATTACGCCACGCTCTTCCGGCGCAAAGGCTTTGAATTGGCGGTGACGACCATTGGCGCGGGGGCATTTGAACGCAACATGACCAAGATGCGGGGCATTATGCGTTTTGACCTGCAAAAGTTTGACGCGGAAGCCGTGACTAAGCTGGAAATTACGCTGTAGGGATGGCACGGAGGGCGAGCTATGATCCTGTCAATTGAAGAGGCGCGGGAAGCACTGCGCGTTGATGATGAGGAAAACGACAGCATAGTCAATGGACTGTTGGCCAGCATCGACGCTTACATTAAGGGCGCGACCGGCCTTGCCTATGCTGACCCCGCTACGGCTCACCCTGTCGCCAAACAAGCCGCGCGCCTGTTGCTTGTCCAATGGTTTGACCACCCGGACAGTTATGTTGGCAGCCGCATGACGGGACTCGAATATGGCGTAAACGCGCTGCTGACGCAGCTCCAGTACCTTCCGGAGGATGCTAATGGGAAACCTTGTCGAAGCGAAGCGCCACCGAATAACACTACAGAGAAGAAGCGAAGAAAGCGACGCTGAAGGCTATTCCCTTGATGTTTGGATTGATGTTGCGCGAATCTGGGCAAGTGTAAAAGATTTGTCCGGGCACGAGTTTTACGCGGCGGCTGAAAACTGGGCGCGGAGAGTGTTGTCCTTTACTATCCGCCGCCGTGCGGTTGATGCAAGTATGCGCGTGGTCTACGGTGGAAAGCCTTACGAGATCATCCGGGTATATGAGGGGCAGCATACGGGAGGTGACATTACGTTTGACTGTAAAAATGTAGCGGAGGGCTAAAATGGCATGGGAAGTAGCCGGTGAGGATGAGTTTGTCCGCAGAATGGAAGAAATGAGCGGGCAAATTGCAAAGGAAATGGACGCCGCTCTATTTGAAGCCGCCAGTATCATGCGTGATGACGCGATTCGTCGTGCGCCTGTGCGAACGGGGCGCGGAAAGAAAGCGATAAAGACGGGCGAAAGAATAAAAATCCGCGCCGGGGAGCGTTTTGTTACCATCGGCGTTCACGCGGAAGATCATGACGAAGGCAAGCACATGTACTACCAGGAGTATGGCACATCCGGCAAAAGGGCAAACGCTGAACAACCATTCCTCGGCCCGGCTTACGAAACCAAAAAGGATGATGCTCAACGCATGGTTACTGACGCAGTAAAGAGGGCGCTGGGGTTGAAATGAAAGTCAATAAATTTGTGAAGCAGGCACTTGCTGGCATCGGGGTGCCTGTTTCTGTGTCTACGTATAAGGGCAATGCAGAAACGTACGTGACATTTTTCGAGATGCTTGAACAGGGCGAGAATTTTGCAGATGACCGTGAGATTGCGACGGGGCATTATGTCCAAGTCGATGTTTGGCGCAAAGGGGAAAGCCCAACTGAGACGACGGAGGCCGTCAAGGCGGCCATGGGAAAAGCAGGGTTTGTGCGGCGCGAATCTCGCGAACTGTATGAATCGGAAGCGAATATTTACCACAGGGCACTAAGATTTTATATCAAGGAGGAAACCGGAAATGCCTGAAGTAACCACGAACAATTCCAGTGTGCAAGTCGGCCTTTCGAATCTTGTTGTGGCCAAGCAGCTCACGGACGGCGAAGGCGGGACGACTTACGACACGCCGCGTCGTATCGTCGATTTTATCAAGGCGGGTATCAAACCTTCTACATCCAGCGACACGCTGTATGGGGATGACGGCCCGGCGGAAGTCGCTACCGCCATGGGCGAGGTTGCCGTCTCGCTCAATGCGAAGGAAGTCCCAACGGACATCCAGGCGTACATCCTCGGCCATACAATCGACGAGGCGGGCGGGCTTATCAAGAAAGCCTCCGACACCGCGCCGTATGTGGCTATTGGCTTCAAATCTCTTCGCTCGAATGGCACCTACAAGTACTTGTGGATGTACAAGGGGATGTTCGAACTGCTTGAAGAGAACTTCGAGACCAAAGGCGACAAGACGAACTTTCAGACGCCAACGCTTAGCGCGAAATTCATTAAGCGCGCGTCGGACGACGTATGGCAGTACAGCCGCACTGAGGGCGATCCCGGCGTAAACGCTGAGAAACTCAAAACGTGGTTCGATAAGGTTGTCGAGCCGGAACTTTCTGAGTAGGAAGGGAAATGCATGAAAATTAAATTTGCAATTGATGGCAAGGAGCGGACTTTTACCGCTCCTTTTGTGCCGACGCGCGTGCTACGGGAAACTTTGGAGTTGTGCGAGGCAGTGAATTTCGAGCACATAAACCTTGAATCCCTTGATAAGTTGTCCGGTTATCTTGTCCGAGTCTTCGGCGGCCAATTTGCCGAAGAGCAGCTTTTGGACGGTTACCCGGCGGATAGTTTCATTGGCATGGCGGCTGGCGTGGTGAATGCTATTTTGAAGGGCGTTGCTGAGAAAGCCGGGGAAATCGACGGCCCAAACGCATACCTCGCGGCGAAGGAATAGCGCCGCAGATTGGTTTTTTGGATAGACTGACTATCCGGCTGCTGGACGAGGGGTGGACGCTTAACGACATTGAAAGCATGGACATTGTACGCTACATTGAGGTGCGCGCGATTCAGATGCGAGCGGAGGAAGCTCCCCGCATGGTTTATATCGATGAAATACTGTGAGGTGATCGCTCTTGGCTGAGGATGTTGGCAATTTGATTGTCCGGCTGGCGTGGGACAGCGTCAGTTATGATCAGGGCGTGAAG